TTTCTCTTTAACGGTATTCTACACACTTCAGAGCGTAGTTGGTCAAGGTTTTCAATCGCACTCGATAAACTAATTAGCAAATCAGGGTCAAGGTATTCGCCCTTTATTGCCCGGAATGTATTTTCAAACCTGTCTCTTAACCGCCACCAATACTGCGCTCTCTTATTAAAAAATGTTTCTCTGTTGCTTTTGTTTCTCGTTCTTCCCCCATCGGTATAAGGCCGGTCAGGGTCTTCAACAGACTCGGAGCCTTTGAACATTATGTATTCAACTTTCTTATCAGACAAGGCGCTGTCAACCTGGCGCTTCAAGCTCACGCCTAATCCGTCTGCGTCCCATATAAAATAATCAGACTTGTAGTCCAGGGCTTTATCAATCGCCCAGTCCATACCGGCACCGGCATCGCCTGTTACTTTTTCGCTCACATCTAAAATAACATTCCCATGTCTTACCGCGAAGCCTTTACTGTCGCCACCTTCATCGCTTGGGTCATGGCTGGCTATTATCGCGCCCTCTTGCTTGATGCCAAGTTTCTCGTGAGAATCTATAGCAGCATCAAACCATTCCACTGGGATAATTGTATCCTCAACCTCGTCATAATACTCACCTTCCCAGATATGCCGATAGAGTGCAGAAGCCATAGTCTTCTTGTCGTGGAGTCGTTCTGCTTCCAAGACCTCCGGGAACATTTTATTATCATCGTGATTAATCCAGACAATCAGATGCAGGTCATCTTCATAGTAACCAGTACGCCTCAGCTCCTTCTCGTAAGGTTTAATGAACCGCTGACTGAAAGGGTCAACGGATGACCGGGGATTGCCGCTGAACCAGATCTCTGAATCTTCCAGCCTTAATGTAGGCGTCAAAGCCTTGAGGCTGTTGAAGCTGATAGTCTGCGCTTCTTCCACCCAGAACCGCTCAAAGCCGTGCATCGACTTTACTCCGTCAGTGTTCCTGGCTAATCCCCGGAACTTGAAGGCCGGCTCACCATTAAAAAGTATCTGATTGTGCTGGACCTCAAAGCCACTAAGACCAAGTCTTTCTATCTCAGAACGCAGAATAGCCATCACGCTATCGTCTATCGAGGATTGAAACTCACGGAAGCAAGCAGTCTTTATGCCTTCTGTCTGGGCGGCCATCAGGCAACAGCCGGCAATGGTCATGGACTTGCCGCTACCTCTGCCACCGATAGCAACCTTGAATCTTTTGGGAATCTTTACCAGGGGAAGTAGCTTCCTCGGTATGTTCATCTCAATCAAAGGTACGCTTACTCATATTGATGGCGTTACGCTGCTTCTCTGCTTTCTGCCTGGAGTTATGACCGCCGCCATCGATGGGTGTGCCTTTGCTATTCTTCGCTAGGTTTCCGCCTCGTTCAACCAGCCTGTACCTTTTACCCCTTTTTACTATTGCCAGCGGCATCTTCGTCTCCCATTATTCGTATCTTCCAAACCATTGGCTCGTCATCAGCACCAACCAGCTCATGGCGCTCTGTTTCCTTCCAGCCGGCCTGGGTCTTCAAGTAAAATATTGAAGCGATGGTATTACCGTTCTCGGCTTGATTGACAAGATTTTTAGCAACATTCGCTACTGCCCTGCCTTTGCCTTTTTTATAGAGTCCAGAAACTTCCTTGTCCTCCTTCAACAACTCAAAGAATTTAGCCCTACTAACGCCTATGGTATCGGCTAACTGGTCTACTGTTAAATAAGGAGCGAGCGTCCCTACTTCAGCAAGCTGCTCTTTAGTTAGGACTATCCTGGGTCTTCCACCCCCTTCGCCCTGTTTGCCTTTCTTCCTGGCTGGAGCCTTCTTCTTCATAAGACACGCCTTATCCTGTGAGTAATCACATGGATTTTAAAATGGGATTTAATGGGATTTAATCTGATATAGACGACTTGCAGCATAATGCCCTCCGAGAAGGTACAACATTATGCCACAGGTCTGGGGAAAACTATAAGAGGTCTTTCTGCTCGCCTTTTACACAGCGGAGTTTAAAAAAGTCCAAATGCTTTGGATTCTGCTTCATCCAGTGCCTGGCGTAATACGCCGTGTGGTTGTTATTGAGGTCAAAATCTTCGCCTTTATTCCTGAACGGATCCTTAACGACATATAGCGTTTGCCAGCGGATCTGCTCCCATACTGCCTTGGCCCCGCATTTCTTACCAGCCTTGATGACCTGGTGCGTATACTTATCAAACAGGTGATAGATATGCGGGTTGTTCTGGTGGAACTTTAGCCATTTTCCGTATAATTCATTATCCATTATTGGTCCTCGCAAGTGGGTGAAAGATTCTTGTAGTCGGGATGGTAGCCCTTACAGAAGTCTTGTATGTAGCTGGCTTCTGCCTCGATAGCGTCTTGATAGTCCATTTCTGAAACTACCAGAAAAGCACCCACTAATAGTATTACCATTATTGATTTTAGTATTACCATTATTGCTTACTCATATTGATGGGGCTTAGTTTGAAATCCTTTCATGGCCTCATAAAAAGCCACATCAACAATTTCTTTGTTGTGTTCAAGCGCTGCCTGACGGATGATTCGTGCCATCTTTAGCAGAGACTTATCATCACCCTTGACGAGAAGCGCCAAGATTTCCTCTATATTTTGTGTGGTTTCCGTACTCGTCATCACGGCGTTCCATCCTAGATCCGGGTTTGAAAGCATGGATAGTGCTATGTCAACCTTGACGGCTTTGAGGTCAGCCGCGGCCTTCTTGCCTTTCGCAGCCTTCTTGCCTTTCGCCTCTTCCGTCCCTGGTCCGCCGAACCGCGGCTCAATCAATTCTGTTTCAATCAATTCTGTTACAGTTTTCATTATGGCTCCTGTCAATGATCCTTTGATGATTAATTCTCTCATGGCATGCATGTTTACTTCGTCTAGTAGGGACGAGTAGAAGTAAATTTGGTAAAGACGATTGGTTTTCATTCTGGTTCCCAATCGTTACAGTAATAGTATTCTTGGCGATAAGACTCTTCTTCTGCAGCATTTGCTTCTGCGATCGTAGCTTCCTCTTTCTCGATCACAAGCTGCAGATAGCCTCGCAACGACTTGTCAACGTGAAGGGCCAGAGGATGAGATGGATTCGCCTTCGCAAACGAAAGCAGGTGTTCTTCCAGTTCAGAGCTGTCGGCCCCAATCCACAGTGCTTCAGTAACGAATCCGCTGTCTGTCTTGCACAGGATATCTAGCAATTCGTCCTCCAGTATCCCGCTAGGCGCGACAATGCACTCTTCAGCGACATCCCATAAATCAGAGGCATTATCTCTGAGCAGGGATTTAAATGTCTTTTCCGGTACAGGTTTGAGTTCAAATACGTTGTCATTCATGGTTTTTCCTCGTGGAATAGCGTTAGTCTATTAGGATTAAATCGTCAGCGTAGAATTTTACTGATACGCCTGATTTATCCAGCTTGACCTTGTAAAGTTTTTCCGGCCCAATGTTTCTCGGGGCTGGCTTACACCGCTTGTAACGCCGCCCCGACCAGCTACGGCCCGACACTATCTCGCCGTATCTATCACCCATCATCCAGCGGTCTGACCAAGCCGGTATTTGTACCCGTTTACCTACCCAATAATCTGGTATCCCTAGCGGTGTAGTTATCTCTGCGCCGGTATTGGGGTCTAATACTCCATGTTCAATTTGTGGTGTTTTCATGTTGTTAACTCCTGATTAGAGTGAATTGAGCAATTTTCTAACCTGTGTGATGTTTTTTAGTGTCAGCAGCGAAGGGTTCGCAATTCCAAACACGTTTTTTTTGTCCCCTTTGTCAATCCATGACAACCCGTATCCGGTAACCAGCCAACCGTGGTCTAGCACTTTGCGGGCAACCGCCACCGGCTTTTTGCGGACAACATCGAAAGCTATAATTACTCGGGGATTCACATCTCCGTAGAATTTTGATTCAGTGATCGTAATCATCTTGTTTTCTCTCTTGGTTGATTGGTAAATAGTTCCCGGTAGGCTTTTTCGCTGGCCTCGACCTTGGGAATCCCGCTTTCAATGTACGAGTCCATCAAATCCTTGTGGTCTTTAAGCCGTTGCGAGACATCACGTTCAAACCGCTTAGACTCCCG